ACGATTGAATCGAGCGACGTTGGAACCCTTTGAGATTGAAGCGGACCACCCTAGAAATTGCAACTTGCTTTTGCAATCTATTTCTGGCTGCCGGTTGCGAAGTGCTATTCGCGCCGATCGTACTGTTACGGATGTAAAGACGGGTAGGCGTATGATGCCGACCGATCAAGTGCGGCACCTGGGCCGGCTGCCAGCGGTTCCTGGAATGCACTTAGCCGTGAATCCGGGAAAGTTGTCTTACGTGGTTTCCGATCCATTGTATGAGGATGAGGATACTTGTGAACGTCTTCGTCTGAGTATCAATGAATCTAGCCCCACTAAAATTACCGGGAAACTTCGCGGAGTTTCACCCCAAGAAGGAACATTGGATCAGCACCGTATGAAGACCCTTTGCCGGGAAATTGTTTGGCTGCTAGAAGCCGGGGATGTTCGTATAGTGAATGGCATTAAACCTACTTTGAAAGACCTGGATGCGATGCCTGGCAAGTATTTGTTGAATCCAGGTTCAATGGTTCACAATATGCAGCCACGATATGAAGAAGATTACGAAGAGTGGGTCAATCGGTTGACTGCCGCTGGAGGATAATAGTGGCTGCTAAAGCTTCATCCGCTGTTGTACTTGCTGCCCGGGCTAGAAGGGCTGGGGCATCGGTACGCTTCCAGTGGAAGGATAAAGAAGTCACTTCAAAAATACGTATGACAATGGGTCAGCGGGTAAGTACAGCCACGGCTTACCTGTTGACTCAGGTCAAACGAAACATTAGCGAGGCTGTTACTGTTGGCAAGGGGCCGCGTGGCGGCCGGGTAGTTACTGACCGAAGCGTACCGGGTGAGTTTCCTCATGCAGAATATGCCCAACTTTTGAGGACTACGTTTAGTGATGTTCGTGAAGAGCGTGGAGTGACCGAAGGGTATGTAGGAACGCCATTGGATTATGGATTGATTTTGGAAACCAGAATGGATCGTTCCTTTTTAGTTCGTACTTTGAACGAAGAGCGGGAAGCAATCGAGTCAATACTTAACGGGCCGATCAAATGAGTGTAGGACAGGCTGATGTCTGTAAAGCTCTTAACGCCGCTTGGGATGCAAGCGGGTTGGATGCTATATTCAAAGCCTTGTGGCCCGATCCTACAAGTACAGAATATGAAGTCTTGCATGATGAAGAGGCATCTCCTGGGCAAGCCTATCCATATTGCGTATGCGGTCAATTACCCGGCAAGACAAGCGCTCGTATGTGTGGTGGTGTAGGAAAGTTGTGTGAGGTTCATGGCTATACTTTGATGTTTACTATCCACGCAAAAGAGATTGCTGGAGATGACAGGTCAGTAAAAGAAATAGCGGCTTACCTAGCTGGGAAAGTTATGGAAGTTTTTGGTGGACACCCTACAGTGTCCCCCACGGAAACAATCTCGATAGACAATGGCTATGTTTTGCCAACCAGTTACCAAACGGATTACGCTGTTCGCGTGGATGATGCTGAATACTCTTGGATAGTTACCTATTTAATGCGTACTGACGTGCCTATAATGTTATGAGAGGCAATTGAACTATGTCTTCAAGATCGCTTTCCAGTATAAAAGTACGGCTGACTTGTAGTGCTACCGTTAATAATGATTTGACGGATGGTTCTACTGTTAGCGTCAATCAGCCGGTTCCTAGCTACCAGCCATCATTTACTGATGGCGTAAATGCCAATCAAGCAAATCGTGGGTGGCACTCGGAAAATCGCGTAATTGAATCTGGGCATCAAGAAATTATCAGCGTTTACAACTTTGAAGGAATAGACATCGGCGCGGGGGATGGATGTGACGGTTTAGGTCAAGCATTGACTTTGGAAGAAATTGTATCTATTGCTATCGTGAATGAAAATGCTGTTACTGCTGCCGGACAATTAGAAATCGAGCCGGCAATAAGTCATGGCTGGCCGCCTATTGGATCGCATACGATAGCGAACGGCGGGGCGCTTCGCGGGCAAGGAATCTTGTTTAAGTGTCAACCTGCGGAAGCTGGATTTGATGCCTCATCGACCAACAGACGTATTACTTTGAAAGCTACGGGCGGTGACGTGACATATTCTATTTACATTATGGGCCGCAGCGATGATGAAGAATCGAGTTCGTCAAGTTCTAGCTCCGTAAGCTCTAGCTCGTCCTCATCGAGTTCGTCTTCGTCCAGCTCATCGAGTTCGTCTTCGTCGAGTTCGTCGAGTTCGTCTAGTTCTAGTAGCCTTAGTGCATCTAGCGTATCTAGTTCTAGCAGCTCGTCTAGCTCGTCAAGTATTTCGACGAGCAGTATCAGTACGAGTTCATCGAGTTCCAGCTCGTCAAGTATTTCGACGAGCAGTATCAGTACAAGTTCCGAGAGTTCCAGCTCGTCAAGCTCGTCTTCGTCGAGTTCTAGTTCTTTGAGTACCTCTAGTTCGTCAAGCAACAGTTCGTCGAGTTCTAGTTCTATCAGCTCCAGTTCGTCTTCATCGAGTTCGTCCAGCTCCAGTTCGTCGAGTTCAAGTTCTAGTGAAAGCAGTTCTAGCGTAAGCTAATTTTTGATAAGGAGATAGTAACATGGCCGATGGTGATCTTGGAAGTGCAAATACGCTCACCGGGCGTGGTGGAAAATTGTCAGTGGACGGCGCTTTGGTGGCCAGGACTACCCAATGGGCCGTATCCCAAAAATTGGTTAGCGTATCAGAGTGGGGAGACAGTGATAGTGGTGGTTATACTTGTCGAGCCGCGGGAAGAAAAGATGGAACATTTACTTGCGAGGGCAAGTATGATGAAACAGGTGCTATCTTTGACCAAACGCAGTTTGACTTGTTCCAGCCGGATGATATTGTGGCTGCTTTGTTGTATCTGAAACATCCTAGTTTGTATTACAATTTTCCTCGGCATTGTGTTCGGAGTTCAATATCGCGGTCAACATAGACACGGAAGAAGTCATAGGTTGGACATCTAGCTGGGGTGCTGATGGCAAATTTACTTTGCCGGCGTAAGGTTGTTAAAATGATTAGTCCTACGGAGATATTCGAGGTCACGAGGATAGAGTATCACGCTTTATCCTTGTGCCCTTGTTTAGATTGTAAAGCAGAACGCGAGCGTCGATCCCGACCTGGGCCCTCTTCAAATATCAAGTACCTCTCAGTTCCCGCTGCTTTTCTTTTCGGTTTCATTTCCCGCCGTAGCACCAGTGGATCAGTAGCCCGCGAACTTGCTTTGCGAGGTGAGCGTAAAGAGTAACTGTTAGACAAATGATTTTAGCAAACGTCTTTGTCTTTATTGAGTAGTTTGCTATTCTTGGGATTTACTGTTTTTGGAGAACGATTATCATGCCAGAAAATGTAGCACGTGCTGTTGGCGCTAAAGGAAGGGCGTTTGCTATCGCCGGTAAGGAATATCAATTGCGTCCCCTGGGGATCAGAGAATTGATGGAGGTTGAACGTGATTGCATCGAGAGGTACAAACGCCGGTACCTGGAAACCTACAAATCTAACCTAGACGTATTGCCTGAAAATGTCCGGGCAGGTTTACTAATGAAAAAGTTGGATGAAGTGGCCCGCTGGGATATTGATGATTTGCCGGCCAAAGACGCTTATGATCCTTCTCGCATTAAACTGACCGATAGCTTGAAAAAATGGCTCGTTGAATACTGGGGAATTGAAGGCGTGGATGACATGGTGCTAGCCCGTATGACCGCTGCCGCGTTGGATCAAGAGGCGTTGCTGCCAGATAAATACAAAGAATTGACGGGTTGCGCCGCCCCTTGCGTAAAGGTTTCTTACGTAGACTGGTGGACTACAGGGGCGTATGAGGGAATGGTTACTACTTTGTGGGTTTGCTTTAGTAAGCAAGGCGTGATCCGTGAACAAATCATGGATGAGTTTGGGACTAGTCTAGCCAAATTGAATGAGATGGCACGCGAACTTGATAAGTTGAGCGCGCCGCAAATGGGAAATGGGTAGGGCTTGCCGCTGTCAGGCGTAAAAGCGATGAGCCCGAAATAGAAAGTACGCCTAAAGGTGGGTTGCTTCACGGAATAGACTGTACTCATATTCGTATTTTATGTGACAACCCGATGGATGGTGGTCGAGGATTTACCCCGCAAGAAGTTGGAGAAATGACTTTGGATCAAGTGATGATGCTGCTTACTGATAAGAACTTGCTGAAAGGTGATAGAAGCCGGGTAACTACGACCAGCGCAGCTAAATTGCTGGCTTCTAATGATGCTGGCGTTATTCATGGTAAGGATTCCAAAGGCAAGCCTATTACTGGAGTTATTCGAGGGAAATCAGTGGCCCGTCAACTAATGGAAGCTAAAGCCGCTCGGGAAGCCACAGAGCGGGCCAAAGTAGATTCTCCAACTCATAAGCGAAGGAAAAGGAGGGGATAAAGATGGGTATAGAACTAGCTAAAGCATGGGTGTCAGTGCGGGGCGATGCATCGGCTCTGGCTTCTGATTTGAATGCTGCTAAGCCTGGGGTTGAGCGCGCCGTTGCCGGACTGGTTTCTTCTATCGGTGGAATACGAAATGCTTTGCTGGGTTTAACCGGCGTCGGCGCATCTATACGCGCGGTATTCAAAGCCGGGCAGCTTGAGCAGACTAGAATTGCTTTTGAGGGCTTGATTGGCAATGTGGAATCAACTCGCAAAATGTTGGAAAGTTTGAAAACGTTCACCGCAAAAAGTCCTTTTGGATTTCCCGAGGTAATGCAGACGGCCCGTAATTTGATATTATTTGGGGAAAGGGGTAAAGAGTTAATAAATACTTTGCGTATGCTTGGCGATGTCGCGTCTGGCACAGGGGCGTCTTTTGATTTATTAACTTTTACCTATAATCGTATTCGCGCTACAGGCACTCTTTTGTCCCGTGATTTTAGAATACTTTCTAGGCAAGGGGTGATTAGCTTAACTGATTTGTCTAGGTATTATGGAGTGACCGCTGATGCCGCCCAAAAAATGTTATCCTCCGGGAAGATAGGATTTTCCGACTTTAAGAAAATCCTATCAGGTCTAGTTGAAGAGGGTGGGCGGTTTTCTGGAATGATGACTAGAAGCTCGGGAACTTTGCCTGGACAATGGATATTATTTAAGGATGCCTTGGAGGATTCCGCAGTAGCATTTGGAGAACA